CTATCATTAGTGGTAGTTGTTATTTACATGATGAAGACTATTTATCTCATCAAACTAATCAACATTGGAGAGGGTTATATATGTTACATAATGTAGAGAATGGTTCATTCGATGAGTGTGCTATACCATTACATTATCTTAAAAGAAAGTACAAATAAGTATTGACTTTTAGTAATATATATGCTATAATATTAATATGAACAATACAGATATCTTAGGTAAAAAGTTAGCATCTAAGAAACAAATAGGTGGTAATCATTATAAACAATATGCAATACAACCTATAGAGTTTATAGAAAAGAATAATATACCCTACATTGAAGGTAATATTATTAAGTATCTTGTACGTTGGAGAGATAAGAATGGTATACAAGATTTAGATAAAGCCATTCATTACATAGAACTATTGAAGGAAATAGAGAAATTTAAAAATGCTGGCTGAAGGAATGTTTATACTAACAGTATCACTTAGTGGTAATTATAATGACCTAGAATTTGTTGGGTATTTTAATGACTGTCCTACAGCAATGGTTTATTTTAGAGAGAATTGTTCTAATCATGCAGCTGCTAGCTGCCTATTAAAAGAGTACAGCAACATGCCAAAAACCCATGTAGACCCTAGTCCCTTTGATTTTAATACAATCAGAGAATCACAATCATGTGGATTCGTTGGGGTACAAGATGGAGAATTATTTATAAAGGATGATGATGCCGAATAATACAGGTGATTATGAAATACCAGGAGCACTATTAAAGAGTCGTAAGAATTCTAAAGATTATGAAGATAATTATGACAGGATTTTTAATGGTAAGCCTAACGACAAGCAGTTCGATAAACTTAATAATAAAGATAAGAAGAAAGGTCGGTCATAGATATGGCGTTTACATTCAAAGACGTATGCGATAAGCTTGAGAAACTAGATGAGGTTACATTACTAGAAGTACTAGAAATTTCTTCAGACGAAATCGTAGCAAAGTTCCAAGATAAGATAGAAGATAACTTTGAAGAGTTGTCAGATGACTTAGACGATGGACAAACAGAACTATTTAACCCAACAGATTAGGAGATAAGCAATTGGATAGTTATCAGAAAACGATAGCGGCAAGTAGATATGCACGTTACATACCAGAACTAAATAGAAGAGAGACCTGGGAAGAAACAGTAGATAGAATGGTTACATACCTTCAATCTAAAACACCGGGATTAGATAAAGAATTTAAAGACATCAAGCAAGCTGTGCTTAATCTAGAGATTATGCCATCTATGAGGTTAATGATGTCAGCGGGAGAAGCATGTGAAAGAGATAACATTGCAGCTTATAACTGCTCTTATCTTGCTATTAATAGTAAAAGAGCTTTTAGTGAATGTCTATATATTTTAATGAATGGTACAGGTGTAGGATTTTCCTGTGAGCGTCAAGAAATAGCTAAGTTACCAGCTATACCAGATGAGTTAACTGTTGTTGATGATGTTATAGTTGTTGGTGATAGTAAGTTAGGATGGGCTAAAGCCTTTAAGAAGCTGTTATCTAGTCTGTGGGAAGGGGATATTCCTACAGTAGACTACAGCCAAGTGAGACCTGCAGGGGCAAGACTTAAGACCTTTGGAGGTCGAGCTAGTGGACCTGAACCATTAGAAAGATTGTTTAAGTTTGTTCAGGAAACATTTCAACATTCTAAAGGACGTAAGTTAACGTCATTAGAAGTCCATGATATTGTTTGTATGGTAGGAGAAATTGTAGTCGTTGGTGGCGTTAGAAGGTCAGCCCTCATCTCACTATCTAATCTAACAGATAAACGCATGAGAGAGGCTAAAATGGGTGCTTGGTACAATGATTTTGCATACCGTGGTCTAGCTAATAACTCCGTTGCTTATACAGAAAAACCTGATATGGAGACATTCATGGAAGAGTGGGTATCCTTAGTTAAGTCTAAGTCAGGTGAGCGTGGTATCTTTAATAGAGTTGCTGCACAAAATCAAGCAGCTAAGCAAGGTAGAGATAAAGACTTATCTTATGGTACTAACCCATGTTCAGAGATTATCCTTCGTGATAAACAGTTCTGTAATCTAACTGAGGTAGTAGTAAGACAAGGTGATACAGAAGATTCATTAAAAAATAAGATTAGGTTAGCTACCATACTAGGTACACTACAATCTAACCTTACTAACTTTCAGTTCTTATCAGCAGAATGGGTTAAGAACACAGCAGAAGAAAGACTACTTGGAGTTTCATTAACAGGTATCATGGATGCCAAGATTACATCACATCCAGACCCTAAATTACTAGAGAGGTTACGAGACTATGCTAGAAGAACCAATCATAAATACGCAGACCAACTTGACATCCCAAGAAGTAGAAGTATTACATGTGTTAAACCTTCTGGGACTGTTTCTCAGCTTGTTAATAGTGCTAGCGGGATACATGCTCGCCATAACGACTACTATATAAGAACAATCCGTATGGATAAAAAAGATAGTATCACTCAATTTTTAACAGACCAAGGTGTCCAGGTTGAAGATGAGCAATTTAGACCTGATACTACTGCAGTCTTTTCCTTCCCTATTAAAGCTCCTAAAGGTGCTCTCACCCGTAATGATATGACAGCTATAGAACAGTTAGAAAACTGGTTAATCTATCAACGTCATTGGTGTGAGCATAAACCTTCTGTTACTATCTCAGTTAAAGATGATGAGTGGATGGATGTAGGTGCATGGGTATGGAAATACTTTGATGAGATAAGTGGTATATCTTTCTTACCTCACTCAGACCATTCTTATGTACAAGCACCTTATACAGATTGTACTAAAGAAGAATATGATGCTTTAAATAAAACAACCCCTAAAAATATTAAGTGGGAAACTTTTACTGAAGAAGATGATAACACTATAGGAGCACAAACATTAGCTTGTGTTGCGGGAGCATGTGAAATATGAGTATAACTTATAGTCCTATTATGGGAATACATTTAGGTTTTGAATTTTATGATGGAGAAATAGATGGTCATGAAATAGGTTACTTTCTAGTAGATATAATTGTTATTAGAATTCAATTTGCGTGGTATAAAGGATGAAGATAGCAATTATAGGAAGTAGAAGTATTACAGATGATGCTAAGGTTCTTCAAACTATACATAATTATATAATAGATAATAAACCTAGTGTAATTTTAAAGAGTGCTGGTAAAGGTATAGACCCTGCTATAGACCATTTTGCTAAGGCTAATGAAATTGATACAATAAACTTTGTACCTTATCATTTGTTAGATACTCAAGCTAATTTTAATAGTAAATACTTTTTTATACGTACAAAACAGATATTAAATAATGCTGATAAGCTATTAGCAATATGGGATACACATAGTAAAGGTACTGAGTATGCAATTAAGTATGCACAAAAACTAGGTATACCTGTTAAGGTTGTAAAAATTCCACCACAAAAAAATGAGTTCGTACGTTTTTAAATAGAAGATACTAAAGCAATTAGTCCAAAAACTATAGGAGATATAGGTAAAACTGCTAACAATGTTAAACCCGTGGCTATTTGTTTAGCCATTTCTGAACTGTTTTAGTTTCATAGATTCGTATGCATGTCCATACAATAGTAAATATAGCTGCAACATGAGGAAGTACATCAGCTAGAGACCCTAAAAGAACTCCTATAGATGTAATATCTAAAGCATGGATTGTTTCTGGGTCTTTAACTGGATTTTGCAAGCTGACCTCCAAAGTAAAACTCGATTATAATGGTAGCCCATTGGAAAATCTCATCAAACTTATAGAGACCAGTAACTGTTTCGAGAGTAGTACCCCCACCAAACTCAATTAATCCAAGTAAATTTACGCCTTCATAGGCTACAGGAATGATTGTTTCTATACCAAAGACACCTGCAAGAGGATATATAGCTACTAAAGCTAGTATAACCACAATAAGAAACCTTCTATTCCAAGCCGCCATGGATGACTCTTTGTTAGATTGATTTCTAGCATTATTTATAGCTGTATTTTTAGCACCCATTGATTGAAGTATAAGCTTCTGCTCATCATGTGCCTGCTTAGATTTAATTGCAGTTAGCTTGGCAAAGAAACCAAGTCCTATTGGTATTAAGTGTGTTAATAAACTAATCATGGTTTTGTATTCTCCCTGTTACGTAGTTTTTGTAATAAAATACCTATGCCTGCTAAATGTGCAGCCTTTTTATTTCCTCTCATTAATTTTATAAATTCTTCAGGCGTAGTAGTCTTTAGTTTTTCGTTTGTTAATCCTACAGCTTTACCAAACTCTTTTCCTAAGTAGCCTTGTGTAACTGCCTCTTGAAAACTAGTAAATTTAACTTGTAAATCTCCATGTACTACTGACTTATTATCTAGAGCTTGCTCTGTTATACCATATGATGATTCAGCACCATAAATACGGGGTAAATAGGATTTAATTGACTCAGTACTATAACCATCCCTAGCTAGAGTTTCTAACTCTACTTTAAATACTTTAGTAGCTAAGGTATCAAAGTTCTTTTCTAATTCTTTTATGTTGGCTACTTGTTGTTGTCCTTTTTTAGTTAACTTACCTTTTGAATTAAATTCAGGCTCTAAGTTATTAAAATTGTCAATCCAGATTTGTCCAGACGACCCTCCTTCAGTATTATACAGCTTACCTACTTCACCACTACTTAATTTTTGAGTAGCTACAATAGAGCCACTACTTTTAACGGGAGTATTCCCTATACTTGGAGTTTCTGCTACAATGGGTTCTATAACTGTAGGTTTAATTACCTCTATTGGTTTCTTCTCTTCCGTTATTATAGGCTCTATCTTTGCTTCTGCAGGTAATCTTTCTTCTGGTGGTACATTAAAATGGTCTTCTATTTCTTTAGTTTTAAAATACATATTTAATAATCTTTGTGAAGATTTATCATCACCAATTTTATCAGTTTGTTTCATAAGCTCTACAAGTTCATCAGCTGTTGCCATTATTTAGTATCCATCTTTTTGTTATTTAATTTTTTTATTAATTTATTTAAAAAATCATCATCAGAAAGGTTATCATCTAGTACTTCAGTTATTTCTGGTTCTACTACAGGAGCCTCTACTACAGGAGGTTTAGTTTCTTGACCATTAATACTAAACATAGGGAACTCTTTATTTAAAATGTCTATAGCAACATCTTTAGATTTATTTCCTTGTGATTTAGCTACTAAATTAATATATTTATTTACACGTTGCATTTCTAAATCTAAAGCTTTATTAGTTGGTACAC